AGCTCATCACAGAATACCTTGTAAAGAGCTTTTCTATTTCTTAATACTTCTTCATCAATCTTATTTAGTTGTGGAGAATCCACATCTATTGGTTTTAGTTCATTGGTTATAGTTCTATGTACTGTCTCCGATACTACCCTTGTATCGTCTGCAATACTACCCCTAGTATCATCAGCGATACTACTAGATGTAGTGGTATCAGATTTGATATATGGGTTGCTTGTTTTTAAGAAATATAGATTAGTCTGCTTTGCATTATCTTTGTATCGATTCTTCTTTTCTATTGCACCAATATTAAGCAATTCATTTATTAGCTTGTGTGTATTAGCTCTACTTACACCTACTCGCTTTGCCAAAGTGGTAACACTTGGATAACAAGAACCGTCTTTTCTATCTGCATAAGTCCATAAGATACAATACAAGTTCTTTGCTCTTGGGCTAATGTCTGCGTCTAATATCCACTCAGGTATTATTGCAAAGTAATTATCTGCTTCTATTCTCATAATGTCCTATCTATGCCGTAGTGAGTACCTTGCGTCAAGATACTCACTCAGCACCGTACTATACCAATTAGAAGGGAGTATCTGAATCGGTAATATCGTCCAATGATTTAGGTTGTACCAAGTCAGCAGGTACATAGTTAGGCATAATCTCAGCAGGTGGCTCATCAGACCAACTTGCATAAGGATAACCATTGTTACCACCTGTACATTGTTTGTTGCCACATTTGAAGTTAGGGCTTTTATCTGACTTCTTATCTATTCTGTTGTCGTACACCTTTGACGCACAAGAAGGGCATTTAAACTCTCCTTGACCCACAGGGCTTTGTGATGATTCACGAATTGGTGGGCTTGGTTGCGTCATTGGTGTACTGACAACAGGATTCTCAGCGACTTTAGAAAACGGACTAAGAATCCAATTCTGTATAATCTCTGCAGTTGCTAGGACTTCATCAATGGTGTCAGTATCTTTTGCTAATTCAACTGCACCTTTTAAAGCTACTTGTCTTGATATTAATTTATCTTTGTTATCCATTTACCAACTCCTTTGAGCTATTAACTCTATTCTCTACCCAAGTGTTTTCTTCTCTCCACTCAAGTAATGTACTTTGTTTCCAAACAGGTGTTGCTTTTAATTGGTAATCAGGATTAGGTAGCTTCCCTTGAAACTTCCATTGTGCCACTTCTTGTCTAGTTACTCCTAGCCAAGCACCAATCTCAGCAGTTCCCATAATTTCTTGCGTCATATCTTCTCCTTAATGTAATCTGCAACCTTGATTTCTTTTCCCTTTTGTAATTCTAAATATAGTAAATCTAATTCTTTACTAATAGAATCTTCATTCCAATATTTATGTGGGAATAATTTTAAAGCTAATGTTTCAATAATCATAAGCACTACACCAACTACGGCAAAGCCACCTAACATATAAATCATTAACCAAATAAAATCTAATTCATTCATTCTTCTTCTCCTTCTATATCAACATCATAAATAGTTACATTCTCTCCGTCTTTGTTAAATACAGGCACGGCTTCCATACTTAGTTGAAACTTAAACTGTGGGAACTTATCCCTGTTTAAATCAGCAACTTGTTTAAGTATCTCAGCAGGTCTCTGATAAGAGAATACAGGTTGTAGGTTTATCCAACCAACTGCCTTGTATTCCTTAGCATAAGTTTGCTCAACGACAATATCTACTCGTCCTTGAACAAATCCTGTAAGTGTTATTTCATTTGCCATATCAAACTCCTACATAAGTTTCTTGATAACAGTTATTACACATATCACTATCAAACCTATGCGAGTCTGTAATTGACTCGTAAGGGTCTTTTATTATTTCTTTATTACATTTAATGCAATCTATTACTAATGTCATTCTTATCAACTCCCTACATATCCAAATGGACTCATATAGCCCATAACTTCTCCAACACTTTTGTAATTAACACCATTTTCTTTTAGATGTTTCTTACAGGCTTCTAAATCACTAGCAACCCTGATTGGATTATTCTTTTCATCTACTTCACACTTCCAATAAACATTGTTATCTTTACTGCAAGTTTCATCTTTATCTACACAAGTTAGATTGTTATTTACCAACCACTTTGTATATGTTTTCATTCGTATCAACTCCTTTTTGAATACATTACTTATATTAATCTCTGATTTGTTTTATGCAAATCTTAAATTAAGAGATTAAAGCCACTTGGACTCATAGGCTATCGATTGGATTTGTATTCCACCTATGACACTTAGCCCTTTGGTTATCATCAGGTTGCTTTTTGTCTTGGTTTGCTTCCGTCATCTGTCCTGTTCGCACTTCGAATGCTATCAACATATATTCCTGCTTTCTAAGACCACTTTGTTGGCTTCAGTTTATATACTCCACATTAATCTCTACTTAGGCATTACTACTTCATTATCCAAGTGCCTTTAATCTCTCAAATCAACTAAGTCCTTACGGATATGAGCGTTTATGTTTGCTTCATATAAGTACCTTTAGATGTCGTAGCTAAACTAGACCTTCGCCTTATATGAGTTCATATTGCTTCGAATCAATATATGCTTTATAGCGTAGCCCTAAAGTATTTCAACTAAAGGCAGGTACATTCCTGAACTACTTGCCAAACAACTACTCATATCCATAAGAACTCAGTTACAAAGAACTTTTGTGAGAGCATACCCTAGATTTTTGGCTAGTTAAGTTTATACCAATCCTACTTTAAATTATTTTTTAATGGAAATTCTCAATCCTGTAGTCAATACGCCTACCTTACTTCTTACTTCTTGCTTTACTTCTTAACAAGTGGGCTAATTACTTCCCCAAGTTTCATTTTCAGGTACTAGGTTATGCTCACAAAAGCTCTCTGCTTTTGAGTTAGGTTTGCCTTGCCCCCCGTGTTATAGTGTGGCTCTCACTTTGGAGTCTTGCTATTTTGAGAGACCAACTCTTAATCTCTATACACATAACAATACAATCTTAGATTACATTTGCAATTTTAATTTTAAACTTTTTTAAAAAACACTACACATAATCTGAGATTATGGTATAGGGCAACTACAAGATTTTAAGATTATCCCAACCGTCTTTAGTAACTGTCATTGTTACTACACCTGTTGATGTTGAGTAACCTGTTCTAGTTTGAAAATCAGTTGAAGGACTCATAGCAGGAACACCCATTATTGTTCTGCCACCTTGTTGCACGGCAGTAAAGTGATGATAGTGTCCGTGTACAATCATCTTAGCTAAGCCCACAGGATTGTCTCCTGCTTCATTTAGTCCAAACATCTGACCCTTCCACCAATTCTCTATCTTCTTTGCAGGTGTACCCGACCCACTCGAAAGATGACCGTGTGTAAAACCCATAAGGTAGCCTTTGACATCAAGTAAGAGATGTGGAGATTCAGGAACAATAACTTTTATATTTTTATATTTAGATTCATATACTAAGTCTCCAACCTGTTCTAGTATCTGTAAGTCAAGGTTATCTAATTCTTCTGTTGTTAAAGATTGCTTACCACTTCTGTTTTGTCCGTGATTAGATGTAACACCTGAGAGTACTACATTATAGTTTTGGTCTGCAAAGTTCTTTACAATCTTCCAAAGCAATCTTCTTGAAACTGTTATTTGGTCTCGCAGGTGTAAGTCTGTATTCCAAACTTGGCTTGAGTACCAACCTGATAGATTACAGTTTTCGACAATATCCCCAAGTCCCAAGACATAAACTTCATCAATCGTATGACCTGCCTTCTTTAATTCTTTTAATCTTGCGTTAGCAGAGTTAAGTGATTCTAAAACCTTGCTTACAATTTCTTCGCTACCTTTACCGTCTCGCTTACCCATTTGCCAATCTGCAACATAGTACATAAAAGCAGTATTACCTTTTTGTATTGGTTGTGCTTTTACTTTGTAGCTTTTTATTTCTTTTAATAGTTTTGCAAAGTCTGTGTCAAAGTCAGGAACTTTTTTCCTAATGTCAGCTTTGTAATACCAAGCCTGTTGGACATTACCGTCTCCCATATTCATATCCCAAGTTCTAACTTGTAGGTTGCCGACTATCTCATATTCGTTAGGGTCGAATCCCCATTCACTTAGTAGCGTTGCAAACTCAGGCTCTTGTTCTTTTGTGCCACGAGATACTAATGTACCTTTGTTAGTCTTTGGGTCATACTCTGCGTGTGGTTGCCACCCTGTAGGGAACTTCTCTTTAGCTAGGGCTTCATTATGTTTCTTATCGTCATAGCGAGTAAGAAACTGATTAAGATTTTTGGATTCGTTTTTTTTGCTCATTGATTCTATTTGTTATAGATTTCGGAGTTATGCCGTCCCAACCACATTCATCAACCAACCAATTAACTAATGCAGTTGTGTCTTTATAACCTTCTTCGAGAGCTTGTAAAACTTGTTCCCACTCAGCTTCACGCTTCTCTGTACCATAGAAATAACCACGCTTCATTTGTGGTGGTTTATAGTTCTCAAGATATTCTTTAAGTGCCATTTGCGTCCTGTCTTTTGCTTACTCAAATTATAAAGTCTAAGTGCGACTTTAAGGGTATTTTTAGGGAATTTTTCAAAGTTTTTTTTTGGGAATGGCTAAAAGCCTATAAACATTGGATTTATTCTTTATAAAATTTACAAGAAATACTTGTATATGTATTACAAAGTAGTAATCTTAGATTATGAAATTAACAAAGAATGAAAAAAGAAGGGAGTTGATTTCAATGAATTATAGAGTAATGTATATGACATCTAAAGGATATGAAAAATTATCTAAAAGAATGGATTTACACGAAGCAAAAGAATTTGCTAACAAAAAAAATGAGTATTGTGAAATCTTACACATAGAAGATTTTGGAATGAACTTTTAAGTTAATTAAATTAACCCACCTGCTTCGGTAGGTGGGTTTTTTTTATTGTTCCCAAGTTTCAAGTAAAGCAAAAACAATCTCATCTAACTTATCAAGCTCTACTACAACTAATCCATTAGAAGTTCCGTCAGGCATAGCCACAAACATAAATGGTCTTGTATCTCCAATCCTTGTATTAGCGTCAGATTGTTCTTTGGCTTTTTGATATTTAGTCCATAAGGTTTGTACTTGCTTACCTGCTTTGACTTCTACTCTGACTTCTCCTTGCCAAGATTCTTCATTACCCATTTGGCTTCTAAACTTTGTATCAGGTATTCTCAGTTTCTTCCTAGCTAAGTTTTGTTTTCTTCTACCTTTGTTCTTATTAGTAAGACCACGCTTTTGATTGTCAGACCAACCTTGTCTTTTTTTAACTGTCTTTTGACCCATACCTTGCATACCTTCGTGTTTTCTCATCTTGTACTCGCTAAAGGTTTCATCTTCTCGCCACTCAATCTTGTTCATTTAAAACTCCTTCTAAAACATTTAGGCTTACTAAAAAACTATTTACTTCTTTAAGTTTATCAAATTCATAAGTCGGTACAAGCAAACAATGAGCAAACCATTTATCTCCTTTTTGATTCTCATTAATTACTTTTACAGTTTTGTATTTACTATCTCTTATCCAAGTAACAATGTATGGTTGTAGCTTTGTTGGATTCCAATACCTTACAAAGTTAGTTGGATAACTCCAATACATCATAAAGTCTGCAAAGGTTTTCATCTGACAACCAATCTGTAAGTTGCCATTCTCTTGCTCAATTAAATATTCTAAAGCTATATTCTTGGTTTCTTCTATCTGCGTATCTGTTTTAACTTCTATGTAATTAGTTTTAAGGCTTTGATTAAATACCATAAGGTCAGCACCTTGTAATTGTTCTTCAATTCTTGTAGCTCTTGCGTGATACTTATTCCCACTCTCATCTGTAATAGAGTTGTAATGGTTAAGTATTAACTTCTCTCCGAGCTTCCCTACTTTGTCTTGTTCTGTAAAGTTGTATTTCTTTATCATTCAACTCCTGTTCTAATTCATCTACTAATACTGTATCAAAAATCATAATTCCAACAATGTTCGCTACTGTACCAATGCTTACCCCTGCCGTCATTATAAAAGAGCCAAGAAGCTACTTTAATATTTAGGATTGGGTTAGTTCTTTTACCTGTAAAATTTAATTTATCCTTTAACCAAGTCCAAGTCTTATCATTAAATGCAAATAAACCAATGTCTTTTGTCATATCTTTATTTGTGTTTGTAGCAAATGGTCTGCCTGATGATTCACAATAAACCATTAAACTAGCTTGTAATACATCTTCTTCTTTGAAGTGTGTTTGCAATATAGGAATCCATTGTTGTACAACTTGCACTTTTTTATATTGTTCCCTGCAATTCATATAATTGTCCAAATCATTTACCGTTGGTGGCAAAGTCAAGAGACAAGCAATCACACCTTCAATAATCAATGAAGGCATATATCTCCTTTATTTAATTGTGTGTGTGTTGTAAATCAGTTTGTTTAGAATATCTATACAAACAATTTCTGTTGTCGCAAAACAAACTACCACGATATGTGTTAAGATGTTTGCCACAGAACATACAACTTGTTCCTTTTACTTTCACAAAAGTATTATAAATCATAAATTTTTAATTTGTGATTTATATATAAAAAAAAGACCTTAGATTCTAGCAATAGCTTCTAGGGTCTTTTAATTATGCTTTTATATGATTGATTAGTTTTCTTCTACCTGCTTTACCCATACCTGTAAAGCTATGACCGTTAGGGTTTGTTTCTGAAACTTCTATTTCTTCTCCATACTTTGCAGTTTCAAACATTGATACTTCTAATTCTATTGTGATAGTATCTCCTTCATTAACTTCTTCTAATGCTTTTGTAATATTTACAAATAAAGTATTAGCATTAACATCTAGGATTAATCTTCTTTGATAACCCCATTGAGTTTCAGCAGTATAAACTTTTTCTACTTTGGCAGTAATTTCTTGTAATCCATTTTCTAATTGAACTCTGTTTGCAAGTCTTGTATCTCTGATGATATTATTAACTTCTTCTTCCCAAGTTTCTAAAGTAAGTTTTCTTAAACCTTCAACAAATTCAGCACCGTAATTGTACTTAATTTTACGAAATCTTGTCATATAGTAATCATTTATTGTTGATAGAAACTCTCCCATTTGTGCAATCTCAGGCTCATTAATACCAAATTCTCTAATAGCTTCTCTCCATTCTGCTCTCTCTTTTTCTGCAAGGATTCTTTTGTGATTTGCTAATGTTAAAGCAGAAGCATTATCAGGAAGTTCAAAGTAATCTGCACAACTATTACCTACAAATATTGTTGTTGGGTGGTTGTTATTAGCATTATTCTTTAGTTCGTGGACATCTTTAGACCAATTACCACAGGTATAACAATTAACATAACCAATTACTTCGCCTTTAACTGTATCGTGTAGTAGGTCTAAAGGTTGTACATAAGTGAAGTCAGCGACATCTAGGTCTAAATCTTTTTTAAATATTTTTGTTGTTTCATTCATAATCAAAGATTACTAGAAATAAATAACTATGCAACACAAAAACAAGAAATTTATAAGTTTTTTTTATGGTTATTTTATGGTGGTAAGTTATACCTAAATGCTACAAATATGCTCTTAAAACGGCTCTAAATGGCTAATTTACATAGAATATTGGATAATTCCACCAATAAGTATGACAATAAAAGTAGCAGTAGCCAATAATTCAGACCTAGAAATCTTTGTATTAACCTTCTCGTGTAGTTCATCAATGCGAGAATTTATCCTATCTTGTCCTTCTAAGACAAGTAACAACATCTCCTTCTGAGTCATTCCATTATCTGCCATTAGTTCTCCTTACAATGTTCGCTTCCGTGTTCGCAGTTACAAATCTGTACAAAAGAGCCGTCATCTTTTTTAGTTACCATACACATAGTATCAACCAAATATTCCTATAAATGTTCTATCTGCAAGTTCCGAAGAATTAGTTCTAACTCTTAAATATCCGTCAGATAAAAAATCAAAATCATTCAAAAAAACTAAACCGTCAGCACTATGTTGTATGTCTTGAGTTACTCCTGTTATATTTGTAAAGTTATACCAAAATGAATTGTCAATACTGAACTGTAATTGAAACTTATTACTTGTTAAAACACTAGGCATAATTAAAGCTCTTAATTTACTACCTTGCATATCAAAGCTATTACTATTTTGGTCGTCTGTTGAAATTGTAATTGTCATATTCTCTGTATAGTTTTTAAGCCGACTATAAGGCTCTGTTGGTTGTACCATTATTTTCTAAATCCAATCGTTATTAACCATATAATTAATGTTATTACTGTTGCATAAAAAGTTATAACTTGTGCTTGACCTGTTAAAGTCAAAGTCGCAATAGCTAAACCTGACAAAGTCCAAGCAAGGTTAAGTGTTTCTTTTACTGCTTCTACACACCAAGACCACAATTTCTTTATCAATTAAATCTCCTTACAAACGATACAATATTTACAATTACTGTTGGAAGTATCACTTCTTGTGCCTTCTCTTTAGTATCTTGTGTCATATCATTTGATATGTTTGCTAAATCTATTGCGTCTAAATCAATATCTATAATAACACTAAAGTCTCCTGCCACTAAAGATTCAAAAGTAATTTCTGTTTGTGCGTCAGCTAATGTATAGTTTTCTACATCAGCGTTCTGTACTGCTCTCTCTACATATTCTTCTACGGCTTTTGCAACTGTTTTATCTGTCTTTACTGCTTTAGCTAATACTTCAACATCTTTTGTTTCTGTAAATCCAAGCACTTCAGCTACGACTTCTTGTTGTTCTTGTGTAAGCTCGTCAGCTTTGGCTATTGATTGTTCTACTACTTCTGCTACAACTTCAAGTACATCTTCGCTAACTTCTGCAAGGTTTTCCAATCCTGCGTCATTAACTTCTTCAATGATTTCCACAACTTGTTCTGTTTCAAGTTCTTTAACATTAGTCTCTTGTATAACTTTAATTTTTTCTTCAACCTGTTTAACTTCTTCCTGTATTTGTTCTTCAGTTATTTGAACTTCTTCGACAAAAACTTCATCTTCTTTTTGAATTTCTTTTTCTGATTCGGTGTCATCTGTAAATATTTCTTCGTCCAACTCATCTTGTATAACTTCTTCTTCTACATCTTCTTCAATAATAATTATTATTTCTTCAGGTATCTCGATAATAATTTCTTCTTCTTCAAATTTAAATTCTTCTTCAAGTTCTTTATTATCAATTTTAATTTCTTCTTCGATAATTTCTTCAACAAGTTCATCTTCAATATCTTTAATTTCATCATTAGACTCCACTTCAAGTACCACAACATCATCATCAAGAAGCTCTGTTTCGGTATCTGTGAATTTTTCATCTTTAATTTCTATAATAACTTCTTCTTTTTCTTCTTCTTGTTTTAATGAATCATTATATGCAGGACAATCTCCACGCTCTAAAGCAATATCTGTAATATAACAACCCCATTTATCTTCATTAGCTTGTCGTTCTATATCTCTATCAACTGTGCCGTCATCTACTTCTGATTGTGTATATTCAACTTCTTCTCCACCAATCTTAACAATTACAGGTGCGAGAGTTGTTGTAGTTGTAGGTGGTGGTGGTGGAAGGGTAGTAGTTGTTGTAGTAGTACTCGAAGTTGTAGTACTAGAAGTTGTTGTTGTAGATGAAGTCGTAGTTGTATCAGGTACAGTTGTAGTAGTTGAAGTTGTAGTTGTACTTGATGTTGTCGAACTAGATTTTGTTGTAGTAGGTGTATAAACAAAGTTATACAAAACAGATTCTACAAGTGTAAAGTCGCTTGTTGTTCCATTGGTATCGTGAAATGCTTTTACTTTTGCATAAATCTTTTGATTATCTACTGCTAATTCATCATATAAATACTCAGCAGTAAATGTGTAGCTTTGCCAAGATAATGCTTCTGTAAAACCAAATGTAGTTTGTTGTGAAACATCATCAGCAGTTTCACTTAAACCAATATAAACAATGTAGTATTCAGGTTGGTTATCTTCTAATCCGTCAGATTCTTGCCAACTTACTGTAATACTTCCGTCATTACTGTTTAATACATTTGTTATATCATAAGGTGTTTGTGTCTCTGTATGATATGCAAAAGCAGGTATTGGAACTGCTATAAAGCACACAGAAGCAATACAAAGTATCTTCTTTAGGTTGAACACCTTTTATTTATTATCGAATGTCTGCTTTGGTTTATATTGTTCTAAGCCGTTTTGTACAACTGCTAATCCTGAACTCATAAACGCAACTCCAATTAGTTCAATCATATTTGCGTCAATTATTCCTGATGAGTTTGCTAGATACAGAGAGATTGCAGATTGCAACCCTGTTCTAAAAGCCTTAGATAAAATAAATTTCCAATATTCTTTATTTCTCACTATTCTTCTTCCTTATTTAGTGGGTTGCTAAGTAATACCTTACCATATAATGTGCATTTTTTTGAGACACACTTATATCCAACTTTATAAAGTTTGGTAGGTTGGTTGCATAAATGACATATTAAATGCAAATTATCCTTTGGTTATAGTATGTTTCTGCCTTCTAGTTTAGCAATAAGTTGTTTCATCATTCCCTTAATCTCAGATATATCTTCTTTGATAAAGTTAGGGTGTATCATATCAGGTGGAGAATCATTTGATATAGGTTTATCAACATTAATACTTTTAATTGTTATGGTTACTTCTTTACCTGCTTGTAAAGGTTTTGCAATTTTATCGTAACATTTTTTATAAGCGTCTCTTGACCTGCTAATCATACCGTCTTTGCCTAAGTCTAGGTCTTGTTGAGTAGAGCCTGTCAATATACAACCTGCAGTATGTTCATCTGTGTTTCCTGAGTGAATTAAGATATATTTAAAATTAGGAACATCTTGTAGCTCTAACATACCATAATGTGTATTCCCATATCTAGCTTTATATCTAGTGTGAAAACCACCTTCTTTACGAAACTTAATATCATAAGTGCCTTCAGGAATTGCAGTTTCACTATGTACTTTTACATCTCTAACTTCATCTTCTAAGGTGTAGCACTCAAAAACACCGTCAATAAATAAAATACCATTTGTTGCGTCTTCTCCAAATTGGATTCGCAATAAATCAAGTTTCATATCTTTTTACCTTCCCATTGTAAGTAACTTCGTAAGTCCATTCGTGTAGTTCTTTACGAAACCTTCGTTTTGCCATTAGGCAGGTTTAGGATTATCAGCTTTAACTTGTGCTATATGGTCTGCCCAAGTGGTTGTTCCATTAACAGAATCCCAATATTGCATATCAAGTTGGTCTGCTATTGAGCCATACGCTTCTTGTCTAGCTTGGATATATCCAAATTGTTGGTCGTTCCACTTAGAATTAGCTTTATCAATAATTGCTTGGTCATAATCAGCTTGCGAAAATTCCAATCTCTCATTATTAACTTGCTTGTACATTGGTTTAGCGTCCTCAACTTCTTGAGTTGCAATAACCGTTAGTTCTTCTAATGTTGCCATATCTCTCCTATCTTACTATATATTTCTTATACTTACTTCTTTAAACCATTATCATTTTTTCAAGCCATACAGAGTGAATATACCATTTGCTATTGTGCTTGAACTTATAAAAAATTGCAATCCTTTTGAAACTTGACTAACTGTATGCACAAATCCACCCTGTCCTGCAATTAATTTTGAAGCATTATCAAAGTTAGACATTTCAGTAGTACAAAAATTGTATTCACTAGCATTATTAAAGTTAAATAAATAAAAGATACCATTTGCACTTTCCCCTGTTGCAGTACCTATAATTTCTATACCAAATTCTGTCTGATTTGTTTGTCCTAAATTAGTAAAGGTAGTATCAGTTCTTAGAATTTTTAAAGCTCTATCATAATTTGCAGTACTATCAGCAGTATTATCACTTTTTAAAACTCTTGCATATAGAATTGTATTATCAGTTGTTGCTGTTACATTACTAAATTTAACCATATACACATCATAAGAACTATCCCATTTAGTACCACCTAAATCAACACTTGCTACTGCTGATGTAACTATTTCTTCATCTATTTTTATTAATGAGCCACTCATTTATTTCACTCCATATACTGATATATCCATATCAAATTTTGCACTTGCATAAGCACTTTCTGGTTTAAACTGCAATCCTGTTACTTGGTTTGCAACTTTATAAACTGCAATAGTTTTACTTCCAAGTCCTATATCTCCTGATGATTGATATTTTGCAAAAGTGTAGCTTGAACTGTCATAAGGATTGAAGATATATATAACACTCCCAAAAGTTCCACCATTAGCACCTGTACTCATATAACATACATTTTCAAAATCCCCTGCACTTGGTCTTCTTTCTTCTGTAAATGTTGCATAAGATTTTAAAAATAAAGTTGCATTATCATAACCACTTGCTTGTGCAGTACCACCAACTATTACTCTAAATGCTGTGTAAATTCCATTTGTATTTGTGTTAGTTCCATTGAATATAATTTTATAAACATCATACTTATCACTAAAACAATCTGTTACATCTAAAGTACTAACTTGTGTTCCACTAGCAGATTTTATAAATTGAAGTTCAGTAGCCATTATGAATATCTTATTCCATATAGGGATAGTGTTCCTGTAAAAGTATCACTAAAGTTAATATTTCCACTAATTCTTATTCCATCAACTGCACTTGCCTGTGGTAAAACTCCACTTCCAAACATCATATAATGCAAATCTAAGAATGCAAAACTATGATTTGTGTTAAAACTGTATTTTGAACTGTCTGTTAAATTGTAAAAATAAACATATCCATTAGTTTCTGTAGCAGTAGTTGTACCAGAAACTATATTTATATAAGTATCAGTTGTAGTTCTGCTTTCCCCAAAACTACCTGTAACACTACCATATTGTCTTGCAAATTGATATACACTTGCAGTTTCTAAAACTCCACTTTCAAAATATCTTGCATATAAACCATTTAAACCTGCTGTGCTAGGAGATTGAATATCATTATATGTTAAAAAATGAACATTATAATCTCCTAAAGTTGTAAAATCTACATAAGATACACCACTAGGAGTTTTAGTTTCAATTAATTCTAATTGTCCAAAAGTAGTCCATTTATTATCTGCTATAAGGTTGTTAATATCATTTGGGTCAAACACACCTGTATTATTACCAAAACTTTGTGTTGGTTCTGCACCTTTATATCCATATTTCAAATCATCTGCCATTGTTATACCACCTTATATAAAGTAAATGTTCCACTTGCTATGTTGCCTGTTGAAAATAGCATTGTTAAACCATTATGACTTTCTGCAACTGTATAAACTCCACCACCTTGTGAGCCAATATTGAAGTTTGTAAAAGCAGTATCAGTAGCTTCAACAGTAATAAAACTATATTCACTTGCATTGTTAAAGTTGTATAAGTAATAAATTGCATTTGCCATTTCTCCTGTTGAGTTACCTATGGCTCTATGGTTTAGCCAATAAGTTACATTAGCACCTGAACTATTACCAAAAGTTGCTGTGCTATCTAAATTTTTATATGCATAATCATAGTTTGCAGTTGTTTGTGGTGTTCCCGAAACTGTAACTCTAGCTATAAATAATTTATTGTCATCTTGTGGTTGTGCATTTGCAACAGTAACCATATAAACATCATCACTATCTATGCCTGTTAAGGTAACACTAGCTACTGCACTTGTTACTGTTTCTGTTGCTACTTGTACTAATTTACCTGCCATTAGCTATCTACTCTCAATCCATAAGTTCTTATATTAAGATAACTAAATGCACTACCTGTTTGAAATATATTTATTCCTGTTGCACTATCAGTTTTTTTTAAAACCCCTATTCCTTTTCCACCTCTAGGATAACCTGTTGTATAAAAAGATTGTGATTGTTGCAACATAAAACTATAACTTGAACTTGAATAAGGATTAAATAAATATAC